CACTTATTGAAAAGGCCTCTTTAGTAGTATCTAAAAATGAGGCTTTAATCGCTAATTTAGGAACGCAGATTACGACGCTTGAAAACACAGAGAAAGATTATCTCTCTAACAAAGAGGCAGTTGATAAGTTAAGCGACCTAGTGGCTGAGCGCGATACATACTCTGATAAGGTCTTTATGTTGAAGCGGGAGCGAGAGAACTTAGATAACGAAGCTAAGTTGCTTTACAAGAGACTCGGCTCACTAGAGCAGAAAGTTGAAAACCTCAGAGAGCAGCAGGAAGAACTCATCAGACTACAAGAAGAATACTCAGCTTACGATCTGTACCTTAAGTGTATGCACAGTAATGGCATTGCGTATGATATCATTAAAAGCAAGCTTCCTGTGATCAACGAAGAGATTTCTAAGTTTTTAATGAACATTGTTGACTTTGACATATACTTCGAAGATGACGGTAAAAGGCTTAACATCCATATTCAACATCCTGACCAAGATCCACGACCACTTGAGATGGGGTCTGGTGCCGAGAAGACAATCGCTGCTATGGCGATTCGGTTAGCATTGCTGTCTGTCTCCAATCTTCCAAAAGGTGATGTATTTATTTTGGATGAACCTGGAACTGCACTAGACGAGGAAAATATGGAAGGCTTTACAAGAATGCTTGATATGATCAAGTCTCACTTTAAAACTGTATTATTGATCTCGCACCTTGAAGCGCTTAAAGATTGCGTGGATATGCAACTAAGCATAGAGCAAAAAGACGGCCATGCTTTTGTGGATTGTTAAACTATTTATATTACATTGGAGGTAACATGAACATGATTAAAGGAGCAGTCGACAAGACTTTAGAAAAGGTTGTGTCGAGAAAGCTACTTGTGTGGGCAACCGCTACTGGTTTAGCAGCTAGTGGTTTCTTAACCAGCGGAGATTGGGTGACCATTTCTGCCCTTTATCTTGGCGGCCAAGCTGTCATTGATGCTGTTGTTAAGCTTAAGGCGGCATAGTGCGAGGTCTTTTTAGATTTATAGGCACCTATTGGAAGGAGATCGCATTAACAGTATTGCTGTTTGTGGTCTCCTTCTTTTGGTGGCAAGACCGCAAAGGTCTTGTTGATGCATACGACGCGTCAGTAGAGAGCTACGAGACAAGAATCAAAGAATTGAAAAAGAGCCATAAACGCGAGACGGAACGCAAGGCTAAGGCTCTAGAAGATTATAAAGCAAAACTGGAAGAACTTGAAATGGAGTACATCGAGTACCAACAGGCTGTGGCTGAAGCCAAACATGAACGAGTACAAGATTTTGTTACCCTTCGTCAAGAAAACCCAGACCAACTGATATTAGAGATAGAGGCGAAGTTTGGTTTTGAATACGCTGATTAAAACACTGTTTTTGTTTTTTGTAACAATCCCTGTGGCTTATGGGGGCCCAGGGAAGTTTATTCTTGTGCCCCAAGGCGGGACTGTCCCGTATGAGGCCACCTGCTTCGATACAGAAGCCACTGCCAAGTTATTAACTTGGAAGGAGTTTCTCGCTGAGGAAATGAAAACGAAATGCGAATACGAGAAGCAGGCCCTTGTATTGGACACAGAGCTTGTAATTACAAACATGCAAATTACATTGGAAGAGACACAAGTTCGATACCAAGTAGAAATTGATACTAGAGATGAAGAGATCGAAACTCTTCGCGATATTATTAAGAAAAATAAAAAGTTAAATATCCCAGTTGTCGTAGCAACCAGCGTAGCCGTTGGGTTTGGAGTTGGTTTCGGCACTTATCATTTTGCGAGTAGATAATATGAAGGACCCAAATAGAGTAGCTAGAATTGAAAAAGCGATAGCTAAGAAATATGGCCATGAGGCTGTTGAAAACCCAAGGAAACATTGGAATGAAGAAAAAGAAAAGTCTTACCAAGACCAGATTAAAAAGCTTGCCGAAAAAGAGCGTGCATTCGAAGAAAGCGAAGAGAAAATAGAAGTTGATGGTATTTTAATATCTAAAAAACTACTTACTAGAGAAACTATTAGGAGAGACTGCCCAGTTTGCGATACATTTTCTTTTAACCTAAAAGATGATGCCTACATGATGAAATACGATTGTTGTTACAAATGCTTCATACAGTGGGTTGACGGGAGAGAAGAAAGATGGGAAACAGGGTGGCGTCCACCAAAGGGAGATAAATAATGGCAACCACTTTAGAAATTATCAGAGGCATCTCGCAGGCGGCTGCAAATGCTTACGATGGTGCCCATATGGAGGGTTATTCTTCCGATGGCAAAGCACGCACGATTGGCTTGAAGAGAGAGGAGGGCAACCCGATAACAGATAAAAGAGTTATGGACGGGTTTGGAGTCGCTTTCCATGGCGATAAGCTAAAGATTAGCTATCACTCGGAAGTTCAGTTAAGAGAGGTCTACGGCACCTCTTTTGAGACTGACACAGAAGCCATGATAGATCAGGTTGCTAACTTTTTGAAAAAAGAGTACAAAGCTATAACCGGCGATACTTTAACCCTTACCGCGCAGGGTGATGCTGACATTGTGGTGCAGAACACTTCCCGTGTCAGAACATGGTGTCAAGCATGTAAATTTTATAAGATTGGCTCAGTGGGCGATGTAGAGGGAATTCGATCCCCATCCGAAACCCCAGGGGACGTGCAATACAGAAGGTTCTTAGATAACGGTGGTTTTGCTGAGAAGCGACCGTCGAACGATACCCGACCTAAAGAGTAGGCAGCATGGCTTACCAGTTGTCCAAAAAGCAGATACTGGCAGAGATAGTAAAGTCTGGTAAAGATCCATCCTATTTTATTAATAACTACTGTCGGATATCACACCCGATGGAAGGTCTAATACCATTTAGAACATATCCATATCAAGATGATATGTTGGTTAATTTTAACGACCATAGATTCAATATAGTATTGAAGGCTAGACAGCTTGGCCTCTCTACGATTGTGTCGGGCTACATTGTGTGGATGATGCTTTTCCATAGGGATAAGAATGTCCTTGTTATGGCTACCAAATTTGGCACGGCGACCAACGTTGTCAAGAAGGTTAAGAATATCATGAAAAACCTTCCAGAGTGGATTCGTATTTCAAGCATTAAGATAGACAACCGTTCTTCGTTTGAATTAACAAATGGGTCGCAAATCAAAGCATCTTCTACCTCGGGAGACGCAGGTCGATCGGAGGCACTTTCGCTACTGGTCTTGGACGAGGCCGCCCACATTGATGGGCTAGACGAGCTATGGACTGGTCTATACCCTACGCTGTCGACGGGTGGTAGGTGCATAGCACTGTCTACACCGAATGGTGTAGGTAATTGGTTTCACAAAACTTATGTTGGGGCTGTTGACAAAGATAATGATTTCTTTCCCTCTAACTTACCTTGGGATGTACACCCTGAAAGAGACAAGGAATGGTTCGCTAAAGAAACCCGTAACATGTCGAGGAGGCAAATAGCCCAGGAGCTTGAGTGTAATTTCAATACTTCAGGCGAAACAGTGGTCCACCCAGATGACCTAGCACAGCTAAAAGCGTTAGTATGCGAGCCAAAGTATAGGACTGGGTTCGATAGAAACTATTGGATTTGGGAAGAATACCAGCAAGGCGAAGAATACTTACTAATTGCCGATGTGGCCAGGGGTGACGGCAAAGATAGTTCCGCCTTTCATGTGTTTAAGGTGTCTAGCATGGAACAGGTAGCGGAGTACCTAGGCAAGCCCAGCCTGGACATGTATTCTAATATCCTTAATCAAGTGGGCAAAGAGTACGGTAATGCCCTCTTAGTTGTGGAGAACATAGGCATAGGTATTTCTGTGCTAGAGAAACTAGAGTTGCTGGGATATACAAACATATATTATTCTATGAAAGGTACACATGAATATATCGAACAAGAGGCAGCCTACACAAATAGCAGTTCGGTGCCGGGTTTTTCCACTACAACTAAAACTAGGCCACTTATCGTAGCTAAAATGGAGGAGTTTGTTAGAAATAAACTAATTATTACTCATTCTAGTCGTTTATGTAATGAAATGGAGACATTTATATGGAGTAATGGCAAGCCTCAGGCTATGAGGGGCTACAATGACGACCTCATTATGTCAATGGCAATCGGGTGCTGGGTTAGAGATACAGCACTAACAGCAAATGAAAGGGAACAGGAATATAGAAAAGCATTTTTTAATTCACTAGTGGCAACAAATAAAAAGTTTGACACGACCGTACCTGGCATGTTAGGTTATAGTGACTATAATAGTAAGCAAGAACAGGCAGTAAAGCAGCACCAAGAATTTATATGGCTAATGAAGGGGTAATAAATGGCTGACGAAGACAAGAGAAATCCTAGAAATCCAACTTCGGATTTGTATAAGAGACTAACAAAACTTTTTTCTGGTCCGATCGTTAGTCGGAGAACACAGGCAGGGCGTAGAATACGCAAACAGCAGCTAGATAAGTATGCCCACATGTTCAAGTCAGCTAGCGGCCAAGAGTTTAAAAGGACGCATTATAATCCGTTTGAGTCTATGAACTCAAACTACATGGCTAACCAAAACAGAACCGAAAGGTATGTTGATTCTGACCAGATGGAGTACATGCCTGAAATTTCTAGTGCTCTAGACATATATGCTGACGAAATGACGACTTCATCAATGCTGTCCGACATGCTTCATATTAAGTGCCCAAATGAAGAAATAAAAGCCATACTTAGAAATTTATACATGGATGTGTTGAACATTGAATTTAACTTGTTTGGCTGGGCTAGAACCATGTGCAAATATGGCGACTTCTTTTTGTATCTAGACGTTGATGAAACATATGGCGTTAGGCATGCAATTGGATTGCCTCCCAACGAGATTGAGAGATTAGAGGGCGAGGATAAGACCAACCCTAATTATATTCAATTCCAGTGGAATGCAGCCGGCATGACTTTCGAAAATTGGCAGATGGCGCACTTTAGGGTCTTGGGTAATGATAAATACCACCCTTATGGCACCTCTATCTTGGAGGGTGCTAGAAGAATATTTAGGCAGTTGACTCTTATGGAAGATGCGATGATGGCCTACAGAATTGTTCGGGCTCCTGATAGAAGAGCTTTTTACGTTGATGTTGGAAACATCCCACCACAAGATGTTGAACAATACATGCAAAAAGTTATTACTGCTATGAAGCGCAACCAAGTTGTGAATACAGACACAGGCCGAGTTGATTTGCGCTACAACCCACTTAGCATCGAAGAAGATTATTACATCCCTGTTCGTGGCGGCACCAAGTTTGCAAGCATTGAATCAGTTGGTGGCCAAAGCAGAAACCATGATATAGATGATGTTAAATATTTAAGAGATAAATTATTCTCTGCTCTTAAGATACCGGCCTCTTACTTAACGCAGGGAGAAGGCAATACAGAAGACAAGACCACTCTGGCCCAGAAAGATATCAGGTTCGCCAAGACGGTCCAGAGATTGCAGCGCCCCTTAATATCAGAGCTAGAGAAGATAGGTATTGTTCACTTGCATACACTTGGGTTTAGAGGAGAAGATTTAGTTAACTTTAAGTTAGCCCTCAACAACCCATCGAAGATCTCTGAAATACAAGAGCTAGAACATTGGAACCAAAAATTCACTATCGCCACTGCGGCTACAGACGGATACTTCTCTAAGCGTTGGATATCAGAAAATATATTCGGCCTCTCTGAAGAAGAGTTTGAAAGAAACAAGAGGGAAATGTATCACGACAGGAAGTTCGATTCCCAACTTAACGCTGTTGGCGAAATGGCTTCTGAGGCCGCTGCTGGAGGAGGTCTTGGTGGTTTGCCGACAG